TCGGCGTCTGCGTCATTGGGCCGATGTCGCTCCCGGCGAGCAGCCGGCGCTGTTCATGAGCGAAAAGGGTGGCCAGGCGGCAGTAAAGAAGCTCGGGGCGCCGATAGTGTGGACGCTCTACGCCGATTTCTACCTGTACGCCCATTCGAGCGACCCTTATCTGGCGCCGGCGACGATTCTGAACCCGCTGCTCGATGCTCTCGAAGCCGCACTCGCACCGTCTCCAACGACTGGGATCCAGAACCTCGGGCTGCCTGCAATGGTTCAGCACGCCTATATCTCGGGCAAGGTTCAGACCGACGAGGGCGTGCTCGGCGATCAGGCCATTGCGATCGTACCCGTCGAAATCATGTGCATTTGACGACCGAAGGCGACCCCAGCCGAATGCAGGGTCCGACAGGCGAGTGGACGACGCGCCCCTCGATGTTCCGTCAATGGGCCTTCATTCGAAGGAGTGCCAATGGCTGAGGAAGATCATACCACCAACCAAATTGCCGAGCCTGTGTCGATCGAAAAGCTGATCGAACGCTGGTGGGCCGACCATTTCCCGGGGTCGGCAGTCGCCCGCGACACGCAGGCCTGGAATATCGCCCACGCCGCCAAGGAGAAGCTGAAGCGGCTCTTGAAGGGAGTGTTTTGACATGCAATTGAGCTTCGGCTCTGGCGCAGTATGGGGCGAACGCACCGATGTCACCGGCTCGGGGATCGGCCCGCGCCAGTTTGGCGTGCTGCAAGACATACAGATCGATTTCGACTGGTCCGACAAGGAGCTTTACGGGCAGCTACAGTTCCCCGTGGCAATCGCGCGCGGGCAGGGAAAGATAACCGGCAAGGCGAAATTTGCGCAGATCCTCGGTTTGCTGTATTCGGACATCTTTTTCGGAGTGACGCCGGCGACCGGGCAATTTGCCGTCTCGCAGCTCGAGGCTGCAGCGGTTCCAGCAACAACGCCCTATACCGTCACCGCCGCCAATGCGGCGAGCTACAATGACGATCTCGGCGTCAGCTACGCCGGGAGCGGCGAGAGGTTCAACCGGGTGACCACACCCTCGGCCGCCGGCCAATACTCGGTCAACTTCGCCACCGGCGTGTATACTTTCTCCTCTGCAGACGCCAGTGTAGCAGTTTTGATCTCGTATACTTACAACATCGCGACAAGTGGCAACAGACTGACCCTTGCGAACCAGCCGATGGGAATTACTCCGACGTTCAAGGCAACCTTCTACACAGCCTACAACGGCAGCGGTACCGCCCTCCGTCTCAACGCCTGCACAGCGAACAAGTTGTCACTGCCGACGAAGCTAGATACTTGGACGATCAGCGAACTCGACTTCACCGCTTTCGCTGACGCCTCGGGAACGATCGGCTACCTGAGCACGGTCGAGTAATGGTCCCCGGTGTGACGGTCGCAATGGGCGGCCTGGATTGGATCGTGCCGCCTCTTACCCTCGGTCAGCTCCGCCGGTTGATGCCCAAAGTACGGCAACTGACCGAGATCGGCGCGTCGATGGGCGAGCCACAAATTTCCGTGCTGGTCGATATTGTCGCAGCGGCGCTGCAGCGCAACTACCCCGAAATGACCACCGATCAGGTCGAGAATTTTCTCGATCTCGGCAACGCCAGCGCCGTGCTGAATGCCGTCCTGACCGGTTCCGGCCTGAAGCCGGGCGGAGCAGCGGTGGGGGAAGCACCCGCCCTCGGGACGAGCCCGGGGGCAGGCAACACGAGCCCCGGCTCACCATCGCGCATGATATCGGAGACGGTGACCATTGGCGAGAAATCTATGGTCTCCTAGCCACCGCCTGTGGGTACAGCTACCCCGTAATTGACGCGATGACGCTCTTCGAAGTCGAAGAGCTGACATCCTACTGGGCGCAGCATCCCCCGCTGCACTTGCTGGTCGCGGCCTTTCTCGGCATCGGCAAGAATAAGCGGGCACAGCTGCCGCCGAAGTCGGCGGGGCGGGGGCAGCGGCCGAGTTCGGATGTTGGCTCGATGCTGCCTCAGTTGGGGCCTGGGTTCAGCGCCGGAGATGTCCACGCCGGCCTATCGCCCGTGGTCCTCGATTTCGGCGAGCTAAGCCACCGAGCGGTAATTCCCGACTAACGGGCCCACAGGGATCGCAACCCCGCCCCAAGCGGCGGCTCAGGCGAATCGTTATCGAGAGGCTATCATGGCCGATGTTGAAACCAGCGTCGTTATCAGCGCGCAAATCGACGGTCTCCGATCCGGAATGGAGGCCGCGGCAAATTCGGTCCAAACCGCGACCGATGCGATGCGCACCCAACTTGCCGGGCTCGGTGACATCGCCCAGCAGGCGCAGGCGCAGCTTACTGCCGCTACGGGCCAGGTCGGAACTGGTATCGGTGCACTGCAGTCTCAAGCCGCAGACCTCGCGGGGTCTATCGGCGGGAGCATGATTCCGAGCGGCGGACTCGCGGGCGGCGGCTCCGGCGCCGCCCAGACGGGCGCCCAGCCAGGCGGTCAGCAAGAAGCCACCAGTGACGAAAAGGTGTGGGACGAAGAGTTGGCGGCTTACCAAAAATTTCAAAGCGACAAGGGAAAACTCGATCTTCAGGCAGTACAGACCAGCGAAAGAACCTGGCAAAGCCTGATGCAGCCGATTCAGCGGGCTTTCGATACCTCGATCACCGGCATGATCTTGGGAACGACGACGCTGCAGAAGGCGGTGGCAAATATCGCGCAATCGATACTGGCCGAATTCGTCAATTTGGGCGTCAAGATTGTGACCAACTGGATTGCCAGCGAGCTCAGTATGACGACCGCAACCGAGGCTGGCGCTGCCGCGCGCACCGCGGCGGACAGCGAGGGAATGGCGGCCGGGCTGGCGATCAAGGCGGCAAATGCAGTCAAAAGCATCATGACCGATTCGGCACAGGCCTTCTCCGGGATTTTCGCGTTTCTCTCACCGCTGATGGGGCCAGCGGCGGCAGGACCTGCCGCGGCCGGAGAGGCAACCGTGATGGCCGCCGCCAGCGGCATCGCCTCTGCCGCGGGAGGCTGGGTAGTGCCGTCCGACCAGCTCGCCATGGTGCACCAGAACGAAATGATCTTGCCGGCCAATCTCAGCCAAGGCCTCCAGAATATGATCTCCGCCGGCGGCGGAGCGGGGGCGGGTGCAAACCCGGTCGTCGTCAATGTTTCGGCGATCGACAGTCAGGACGTGAAGCGGTTTTTCCAGAGCAACGGCAGCCTTCTCGTCAACGCCCTCAACAAGGCGATGCGCAACGGATCGACACTGCGGACGGCGTGATGGCACTGATCTTCCCGGCATTGCCCGGGCTTGCCTGGAGCGTCACCAAAACACCGACGTTTCAGACCCGCATCCAGCGCGCCGTATCCGGGCGCGAGTTGCGAGCGCTCGACTATCCTTACCCGCTTTGGCAATTTGCGCTGATCTATGACTTCCTCCGCGACAATCCTCAGGCCGGCTACGACGAGCTGAGGACCCTCCTCGGGTTCTTTATGCTCTGCCAGGGAGCGTTTGGCACGTTCCTGTTTCAAGACCCCAGCGACTTTCAAGTCGCCGGGCAGCAAGTCGGCATCGGTGACGCGAATACGACCGTTTTCCAGCTGCAGCGCGCAATGGGCGCAACACTCCCAGGCGGCGGCTTCCTGGAACCGATTGTGGCGCCGAATGTCGTGAGTGCAATCTACGTCAACGGAATTACACAGGCGCCGAATACCTACAGCGTCGACCCGGCCACCGGGCTGATGACATTCGGCACTGCGCCCGGCAGCGGTCTGATCATCACCGCGGATTTCACTTATTACTTTCGCTGCCGGTTCATCGACGACAAATACGATTTCGAGAATTTCATGTATCGGTTGTGGCAGCTGAAGAAGCTGACTTTTATTTCGGTGCGTTCATGAAAGCCGCCAGTCCGGCGCTGATTGCGCTGCTTTCCGGCGGCGACCAGTTTATCATGGCCGATCTTTATACGATCACTCTGGCGGGTGGGTCGGTACTGCGTTATTCGGCTGCAACGACGGCGCTTTCGGCGAATGGCTATGTCTTCGCGCTCGGCCCCAAATTCGAGCGCTCGAAAACCAATACTGTTATCGGCACCCAGGTCGACGAACTCGAAGTCAAGATTTATACCGAGCCAACAGATCCGATCGGCGGGACGCCGTTTCTGCAAGCGGCCTGGCAGGGACAGCTCGACGGCGCACTCCTGCAGCTCGAACGGGCGTTCATGCCGACCTATGGCGACACCAGCCCGGGAACCGTGGTCCTCTTCGCCGGCCGCATTTCGGATATCGACTGCACTCGTACCGGCATCGACCTCAAATGCCGCTCGCATCTCGAGTTGCTGAACATCCAGATGCCCCGCCGGCTTTGGCAATCATCTTGTACCCATGTTTTCGGTGATGCGATGTGCCAATTTGATCGCGCCCAGCTGCAAGCCACGTTTGCAGCGGGGCCCGGATCGACCCAGACGCAAATTGCCAATTCCTTAAATCCGATCCCTGCGAACCTCTATATCCAGGGAACAATCATTGGCGTAACCGGGGCCAATGCCGGGTCGAGCCGCTCGGTTGCGAATATGGCTTCCGGCTGGGTTTATGTGAAGCTCGCGTTTCTCTCGCCGGTCCTGCCTGGTGATGAATTCCAGCTGCTTCCCGGCTGCGATCGCACGATCGCGACCTGCGCCAACGTATTTAACAACGCCATTCATTTCGGCGGCTTTCCTTACATACCGACGCCGGAGACCGCAGTATGAGCTGGCGACCTGTTGTCGCCGCCGAGGCAGAAAGCCCGGGCGGCCTCCAGGTGGCCGGTGCCTTGGATCCGCGGCGACTGGCGGTGATTGAGGAAGCGCGGGGATGGTTGCGCACACCTTATCACCACATGGGGCGGGTCAGGGGCGCCGGCACTGATTGCCTGATGCTCCTTGCCGAAGTGTATGAGAGAGCGGGAGTGATCCCGCATATCGACGTTCCGTTCTATCCGCCTGATTGGAACCTGCATCGCAACG